TTACTAGGCATAAACAAACCCTGGCTATTAACGCCACGACAATTAGAAAAGTATATAAAAAGGAGTAAATAATGGACACGATTGATGATATGACACCAGAGAGTGGATGGCTAGGACAAATGAGTGATGATTTATCTCCAGAGTGGTGGAAGAGGAGTAGCTTCGGTGATGATTATGAAGGAAGAGCAGAGGAGGCAGAAGACGCACAGGCCTTGTTGGACAAAGAGGCATCAGAAGCATTAAGGAAGAAGAGAAACTCATTATTTCAAACAGATAGCGGCTCGTCTGGCGTGGTAACGGAAGGCGTCGGCGCACGAGATACCTATTTCGGAAACTAAAGAGGTGGCAAATGATTACTGAGGATCAAAACTACAAAGAGCTGTTTATGGACAGCAAGACAGTACGGGCAGAGAATGTCAGCCTTTGGCGCGACATATCAAGTCATTGTGGCGTAACTATTAATGAGCAGTTCTTGGAGTCAGCAGAGTCAAAGTCAGCTAGTGATCCGCTTGATGAAGACATATATGATCCTACGGCTGCGCTGGCTGTTACGCAGTCAGGAGACTATTTAGACGGCATCATGTGGGGTACAGGCGCAGAAGCCGTTACAGTCGAGCCTAGCGAGTTTGTGTTGCAGAAAGCTGACAAGAGTGCAATAAAGAGCTATTACGAGTTTAGGACAAAACAGTTATTGGCTAACATGAACGCCAGGGAGGCAGGGTTTTCGGCAGCACGGAAGCCTTATTTTTATAGTCAGATGTCATTCGGAACGTCAGGCATAGGCGTGTTTAAGAACGCAGATTATCCGGAGAAAGAGGAAAATCCCTATTTCTTTAGGTCGTTTGGCGTTGACAGCATGACTATTGCAGAAGGCAAGAATGGGTTGATAGATATAGTCTTTCTGGTTTATCATTGGAAGGTATGCCAGATCATGGAAGAGTTTGACTATAACCCCGAAGCTGAGGAGCAAATACTCCCCAAGGTTATTATAGATGCCTATAATACAGGAGAGTACAACAAGAGGTTTACATTGGTACAAGGGGTTGTCCCAAGAAGCAGCTATAGCCGTGATCTAAAAGGCAAGAATGGCACAAAGTATAAAGGCGTTTGGTTCTTAGAGAGCGAAGCGGATAAAATTTTCTTTACTGAGGACTTTAGGCGTTTGCCAGTAGGTGTTTGCCGGGCAATTAAGATTCAGGGCCAGGCGTGGGGCAGAAGCTCAGGATCTCTTTTGATTAGCACGATCAAAGGCACGAATTATATGCTGGATCAGGCTATTCAGACCATTGAGAAAATGAATGATCCGGCGTTAGGCACATACAATAACGCTATGTTTGGCGACAGCGTACTAGATACTTCCGCGGGTGGCTTGGTTACGTTCCAGGAATCAATGATCGCTAAAGGTCAAAATCCTATGTTCCAGTTGCATGACGTAGGAGATCCTACCGGGCTGATTAGCTTCCTATTGCCGTATCTTAATGACAAGATCACAACAGGGTTCAAGGTAGATATGCTGTTGGACTTCTCAAGTGCTAAAGAAATGACAGCCACAGAGAGTATGCAACGGTACGCGATAAGAGGCAAGTCGTTAGCTGGTTTATTGGGTCAGGAGAAGAATGAAATGCTTGACGTTGTAGTTGAGCGTTGTATTCAGATAGAAGATGACAACGGATTGGCCGGGGTTGATCCAGAAGACTTAGCGATGATTAAGGCTAAGGCTGATATTAATCGTTCCGACATGGTTATCCCGGAAGCTGTGCTGGAAGCAATGAAAGCGGGGAAACGATGGTATAAAATAACATACAATAATGAGCTTGAGAAGATGGTCAAGACTGAGGGATTAGAGCGTATTATGCAACTAATCAATGGGATTGGCATATTAATCAGCTTATATCCAGCAATGGTCGAAGCGGTGCAATGGTATGATCTGTTCAATGATATTAACGAGGCTCTTGGGGTGTCTTACATCAAAGACGCAGACGAGTTCAAGCAAATCATTACGGATCAGGCCGAAATTAGGCAACAGGGTTTAGCAATACAAGCTGCTCAAGCAGGGGCAGACATTGGTTCAACAATTAGCAAAGGACAAAAAGATGGGGCAGATGCCAGAAAGTAGCAAGAAGGATGCAGAGTTAAAGGTCGCGCAGCTTAAAGAGTCAGAAGACTTGAAGAACGCAGCCAGGCGGTTGTTTTCGACAATAGACGGGATCAAAGTCGGCAGGGCTATGATGAGAACTTGCCAGATTTACGACTTGCAGATTGATACGCTGGATGATAGCAAGATTAGGTCAATGGTCTCAAGGTCATTCTTGTATAAGCTGTTTATCATCGGGATGCTAACACCTCAACAACGCATGGCGGTTGAATCGCCAGAAAAGAAGGAGAAATAACACATGGCAGAAGAAAACGCAGTAGATCTTAACGATCCGAATGCAGAAGCACAAGTGCCGGTATTAGATGCAGACGGGAATCCCAGGGAGAATGAGGACGGAACTCCTATGCTGCAAGCCGCGGCTAAAGTAATACCAACGCTTGAAGAGCAAATTAATGCAAAGTTGAAAGTACCCGAAGAGTTTTCAGGGAAAGGGTACATTAAAAACCTTGTTGATGAGAACGGAGAGGTGACAATACAACAGGCATTCAAAGAAATTGACGACTTGCAGGGGTTGAAGGGCAAGAAGACTATTGCCTTTGACTACGATAACTCCACAGAGGAACAAATACAGGAGCATATCGAAAGCAGCCGCCCGGAGAACGCAGAAGTTTATAAGGTTGACGGAGTATCTGAGGCATTGATGCCGGATATTAAAAACTTGTTTTATGATAATGGAATCAATCCTCATGAAGCAGATCGGTTGGTGCAGGGGTACATGGCTATTGAGAAGGCTCAAATGGCTAAACTGCAATCGGACGAGGGGTTTAAGGAAGAGATTGAGAACTCTTTTGAGGAAAATAGCGAGGTGGTCGCAAAGTCAATAGCTAAGGCCATGAAAGACTCGCAGAACGAAGCAGATCAGAAAATAACAAACACATTATTAAATCCACAATTAGGCATGGTTTATCGGCTAGTCAACACATTGATTAAGGACTTCGGTATCAAGACCAAAGCGATAAAAACTCCTAGCGGAGTAGGCGGGATAGCTAGCGCGTCTGATGCTCAAAAGGAAGTTGAGGCGTCATACGATGCCATTACTACGCTTAAAAAGGGCGGTACTTATACCAAAGAAGCCTTGAGCAAAGCTATCGCTAGATACCAGTCGGCCGAAAATAACCTAAGAAAAGTCAATGGGGGTAAATAATGGAGTTTGATAATACTAGGATGATTGAGCTGACAGTATCAGGTACAATTATGACAGAGATCGGAACGGATAAAGGCGCAGTTCCTTTCAACGGTATAAAGGTTAAGATTCCAGCGTGTGACGAAGAGTATCATACCCAACACGCTAAACGTATGATGTGGATTGTTGCAAAGACAGATAAGAAACTTGAGAAGATCCCTTTCCGGGGATTGATTCAAATTTATGTTGATAGCTGGGAAAAGTGCGAAGGCGGCCCGGCTTGCCTTGATAAAGATGTCAAGGAAATGGATTGGCTGGAATTACAGCACATGGCCTGTTGTTTAAAGGTTAGAGAGATTCCGCTGTATCTCAATGGCAGCATTAGGAACGCCAGGGAGAAGGCCTACGAAACCTACATGAAGGTTATCAAGAAAAGAAAGGTCTTAAAGAGTGGCAAGGATAGGAAAATTATTGCTGAGAAAGTGCATCGACGTTTTGCAGCAGAGTTAGCTAACGGCGACATTACCAACGCTGAGCTTGAGTTCAAGGTACAAGACGAGCTTAACAAGGCATTTAACATGATTGTTGATCCGAACAACAAAGAGAACTCCTACTCTTATGCAAGGCTTCCCAAGCTAGTTGCCGTAAAGTCAAAAAAAGAGGTAAAGTAGTTGACAGGTTAAAAAATTAGTTTTATTATTAAAGCATAGGATGAACTTACCTCTGTTTGAGTAAGCCCCTGACTTTGAGTTTCGGTTGGTTAGAAAACCTCCAAGAAAACCCCAAGTTTGGGACGATTTTCGCTGAACGCAAAATCAATTTACTTAAACGGAGGTATTTTTATGGAAACAGCATTGAGTACAGGAATAGACCAGGGTATTCGACTTAATTTTGAGAAAGCCTATCTTAAACTGGCGCAGCAGAAAGAATCATTATTTTCCGGTTGTGGTGCGATGTTTTATGTTCCTTCTCAGGGATATGCACACAATATCGCTAGAATGGGCCGCGCTGAGTTAACGGAAGTATTAACTCGCAATCCTAATCTTATTATCGAAGATTACAACCTTGATAATAGGCAGTTCACAAAAAAGCGTTTTACTAAGACTTTCCGTATCGACGAAAAAGATGACATCAACGAGCTAATCGCTGATCCGACATCTGACTTGTTGCAGACGTTAGTTTTTGCTTCAAAGAGGACTATTGATCGCCAGGTTGCTTTGGCGGCTGTTGGTCCAGTATTAGTCGGTGCGCCGAATGAGGCCTTGTCTTCGACCACCGCTGCTGATGACGGAGTTATTACTATTGACGCGTCGGCTGGTGTGACTTATTCAACGATCCAGACTCTGACTCAGAACTTCATCAACAACGACGTTCCTATGGACGTATTTAAGGGAACTACGTTGTCAATCTCCGGCGAAGAGAATACTAACCTGATGGGTGTCTCGCAGTTTATTAACAACGATTACATCTCCGGGCAGATTGTTGCTGAGGGAATAGTGAAACAGGCCGGGATGTATCAGGTGTTGTTGTTTGCTGGATCGAATGACGGCGGCATCACAGTTCCGAATCCGATTTTACCAGAAGGCGCAACCTTGAGAAGCTGCATAGCCTTAGCTCCTCAGTCAATCGCTGTTATGATTGAGCTGAATAGCTTGGACGTTAAGGATGCCCCTGGAATAGTTGCTTCTAAGGATGTGACTATTGATCTGTGGATCGGGACAATGCGCGTTGAAGGATCTAAGGTTCAGATCATATCAACAACTATATAATTTAATAAACAAAAAAGCGAGGTTAGATCATGGCAGATAAGTATACAGATGGTTTTGATAATAAACCCAACAATGCTTTATTCAGTACAGGTAAGACGCTAAAGAGTATTGTGGCTAAAGTAGAGGTCGCCGCGGGGGATGCAGACGGAGCAACTTACATCCTGGCTCGCGGATTGTCTCTTTCCGACATCGTTGTAGGTATCCGCGCCCCAAAGGGTTGGGGTGCAATTACGACTGGGACTGACTATGACATCGGTTTAGGCTATTTAGGAGCTGATGGCCAGGTTGATGTTGTAGAGGCAGATGTATTTATGGATGGAAGAAATATGTCAGCAGGGTTGGCTACACCTCTTGACATTTGTGAATCTTCTACGACAGACACGATTGGCGAAGCTCTCGGAACGGACGTGTCAACGGAAGAGTCCAAGTCTAATTATGTTATCTATATGACAGCCAACACCGTTGGCAGCTCCACCACTAATATAGATCTCGTGATTGACATAGCTGCTTCTGCTTAATTCAAACTAAAAGGGGAGTCCTTGCTCGCGCAGGGATTCCCCTTTTTAAAGGAGGGGTATTGTGGGAAATAAAAACGATTTAGCATATTTGGGTATTAACGAGCTGGACGCAGTTGGAACTCTTGCAGCAACAGATGAGATAATTGCTATTGATCCGACTTCAAAGATTCCTATGAATGGCGGGACGGTCCAGGATATTCTGGATTTAGCAAATGCTGGTGAAGCAAATACTTATTCTTCTCAGGTAGCAGTATCTCTTGCAGAGCTTAAAGCTGGTAAGACTCTTATCGCAGCTGTAACAGGGAAGCAGATTGTTGTTACTAACTTTGTTGCAGTAATGAATGGTTCTTTTGAAGCTTTAACAACAGCAGACTTGGAAGATTCAAGTGGAAACGTAGTTGTTGCTAAACTTGCTCAAGCTCAAATGACAGATAATGCAGTTTTGACTCCGGGAATAACTGGTGCTGCTTTAGGTGTTGGCATGGGAGAAGGATTAACAGTAAGTGAAGCTCTTGTGATTGTAAATACAGGAGCAGATGCTACAACGGCAACTGGAATGACTATCGCTCTTACTTATTTTCTTGTTTAAAGATTAATGGGGGGGGTAACGGATTCGGTAATCCCTTGCCCCCCCTTTATAAAGGAATACATTATGCCAACAGTCAAAGCAGACATTTGTAATCTGGGTGGAAGCAGGTGCGGGCAAAAGACCACGGTTGAAGATATTGATTCTCCTGACAAGCCAATAGAGAAGATATTTGCGAAATGGTGGATGCCTTCTTTAAAAATGGCCTTGAAAGAAATGAAACCTTCGTTTGCGACAATTCGTAGATATTTAGCCGTTGCTGCATCTTCTCCGGAATTTGGCTATGAGGATCAGTACGCATATCCCGCTGATTGTCTCGCTTTCCTAGGTATAGGCGACATTAAAGACAAAGAGAACAACTATACCATTGAAGCTGGGTTCATTCGCACAGACGCATATTCTGGCGAGGATGGCGGGCTCCCGGTAAGAATGGTGGTTTTGGTTGAAGATGTGTCAAAGTTCACTCCTGAGTTTGTTGAGGCTCTATCCTGGTATCTAGCGGCCAACGTAAACATGGAGATCACAAAAGACGTACAGAAGCAAATTTACCTAGACGCGGCGCTAGATAAGCGCAGACCGCAATGCGCAAGCGTTGATTCTCAAGAAAATAGGCCTGTCAGAATCAGTCGCAGCAAGTTCAAGGAATCCAGAAGCTCGTCATTTCCTCAACGCAATTACAAAAAGTAGAGGCTTCTATCAACATCAATTCAATTTTCAATAATTTCTCTAAAGGGAAACTAGATGTAGACCTTAATTCCCGGAGTGATTTGACCTCGCAGAAGAATGGTGCGGAGGCTTTTCTCAATTTTTATAGCAATTTCAAGGGGAGTGCTATTTTCCGCGGGGGATGGGAGAACATAAAGAAGTTCGAAGACTGCGCTTTTGTCGAGTTTAAGTTCAACAAGACTCAAGCTTACCTTTTATGCCTTTATGAAGAGGCTATGAAGATTTTAACCTATGACTCAAGCGGCAATATAGGGTTTGTCCAAGATGGAGCAAGTGATTTAGTGATTGCTACTCCGTATACTTTAGCTGAATCGAAAGAATTAGCTGAAGAAGGGATTGCTCAAACAGGCGATTTAATGTTTATTGTTCATCCAAGCCACGCTCCAAGACTTGTAACGCGAACAAGTGCTACAACTTTCACATTAGCAACATTTATAAGAACAGATGATTCATTCGGACAGAAAGCGATTACTGGGATTACTCAGGCTGCCTCTGGTGTTGTAACAGCTACAGGTCATGGATATACTAACGGAGACGTTGTTGTTATCGAAGATGTAGCTGGTATGACAGAAGTAAACAATAATTCATATACAGTAACGGTTATTAATGTTAATAGCTTTTCAATCGTAGCTACTTCGGGCTTTACTGCCTATACAAGCGGTGGTGTTGTTACATTATCAGGAGATTGCCCTTCAGCAGTTGCTATATTTGAAGGTGCTGTTTATTACGCTAATACAAATAACCAAAAAACAACTTTCTTCCGTAGTATTATAGGCGATTTCTACGACATGACCTATGGGACAGACGCTACGGACGCATTTGAATACGATGTATCTGAATTAACAGAGCCAATCGACTGGATCAGGGCGGCATCTTGCAGTTTAGTAGCCGGATCAAGTCAAGGGCTGATTCCAATTAATGGTGGTGGTGTGAATGAAGCAATAACTCCTTCTAATGTTACGTCAAAGATAAGTGACGTTGATGGCGCGACTGATACTTTGCCAGTAAGAAAAGAAAATCTCTTGTTTTATGTCAATGCGGCCGGAAGAAACTTAAATTATTTCAGTTATGACATCATCCAGGAGACTTTTCAGAGCAAAGACGCCAATATCGGGAGTTATGACATTACAAAAGGTGGATTATCCAAGCTGGTTTATAAGAAAGACCGGAATAACTTGATTTGGGCGCTGAGGGAGGAAAAAGACTTAGTGTCCTTGAATTTCAACCTAGACGAAAGCATCATCGGGTGGCATGAACACTCAAGCGTTGGAGACTTTAAGCAACTTGCCTCTATGAATAATAATGACGGCGAAGTGAAGCTGGTCTCCTTACTTGAATATGATTCAGAGTTTTATATTTGCATAATGGCCGAAGAGCTGGAAACGCCTCAAGAGTGGGAGTTTTTCACCGGGGAAGATAACGAGGAAGCGGACGACCAGGCTTATAATTTCTACATGGCTGAGAGGTTCAAAGAAGCCAATCATTTAGATATTAGTTCTAAGGTATCTAACCTTTATACGACTGAAATTACTTACGTTGGCGACACAGACGTAGGAGACATAGGCGTAATTACTAGCGCAGGGACAGAGTTTACCGCAGATGATGTAGGCAACCGCATTTACTATAAAACTGCCACAGGGACAGAATACGGCGTTTTTGAGATAACCGGATATACGTCAACAAGTGAGGTTGATGTAGAAGTTTTGTATCCTCCGACATCTTCAACTTATTCTTCCTGGTATCGGTCTTTTAATACAATTACGGGATTAGTCGCTTGGTGCGCGTATGAGTTTAGCGTTGTTGGTGACGGCGGCTATTTAGGGGAGTTTGTAGTTGATAAGGACGGGAAAATATCTTTAGGCAAAGAAGTGACTGTTGCTTGGTTTGGGTTCAAGTATGACGGATTGATTAAGACTTTCAATCTAGGCTTCCAGGCCAACGGAGTGGACACTCGGGCGACACCTAAAAGCATTGTGAGTGCCTATTTTACCTTTATTAATAGCGCTGGCGTGTCCTATGGATCTTCAATGTACGATTTAACCCCGATACAGGACTTTAATCCATCAGGATATTGGGATTTGCCTCCTTTGCCAATGAACGGGCAAAGCGAAGCGGTGTTATATGACGATGGGTTTGGTACAGAAAAGTTCTTATATATTAAGCAAACAAAACCTTTACCTTGTCACTTAACCGGAGTGATCCTTAATGTGGCGCATACAACCAACTTATAGGTGGATATATGGCTCAAATAGCGTTATTGGGCGTGGGTTTGGCAATGGCCGGGTATTCGGCTTATTCTGCTCACGAAACTAAACAAGACCAAAAGGCCGCCTTAGAGAAATCTGAGGCCCTGGCTCAAGAGGATTTGCAGGAAACAAAGAAAAAAGTGATCGCTCAGCAAAGAGCGTCCTTTCTTGCTAGTGGGATTTCCTTGACGAGTGAATCGGTAGATGTCTTTGAGCAAGATACTGAGCTGGCAAGTCAAGCAGACGCAGAGAGGCTTTCCAATTATTATGATACTCAAATGAGCAACGTAACAGGAACGGCCAGGGCATCATATATCAATTCTTTGTCTTCCGGGGTCAAAAGTGTCGGAACTTACTATAATGCAGAGGTAAACAATGGTTAAAAGATCGACTTACCAAGAGAGGTTTAAGAAAGTAGCCATGCCTCAGAACACAGGCGAAGCGCAAGCCGTGGCAGGATTGGCTAATAGTATTGGCGGGATTATCCAGACCAAACAGAAACAAGATGAATTGAAAATCACAAATTATAGTTCACAGGCTGACCTTGATATGTTAAAGGCGACCTCAGAATATCGCAATGAGATGGCCCTTGATCCGATGAATACGGAAGCGCAAGAAAAGCTCAGGACTAATTATGATAAGATTTTCGCTGAATATGACGATAAAATCGGTATTTCCGCAAAGGGCAAGTGGTCACAGACCAAAAACGTAATGAAGCAGCAGTACGAGGTCGCAAACGGCAAATGGATTCTTGCTCAGAATATTAAGAACGCAGAAAGCAATTATCTCGAAGGAGTAAAGGGTTTAAATAAGAAGATGGTTGAAATGGGTAAAACCGGAGATTACAAAACGGCCATGGACTCAGCTACTTTGAAAAGCGCGCAGCTAAGGGAGTCGGTTTCCGGAATAATCCCTCAAGACCAGATAGAAGAAGATTCTAAGAATTTCAAGAGTGGGGCGACTAAGAACTTTATAATCGGGAGAATTAGCTCTAACCCTCAAGAAGCTCTTGTTATGTTAGGGAACGAAAATATCACAAAGGCGATTGATAGCCTGGAAGCGGTTTCGACCTTAACCACCGCGGCAAATACGCAGATTAAGCGAATTACTGACGCGTTAGATGAAAAGCATAAGGTAGACTTTATTGTGGCAAGCAATGACATGATTGAGGACATTGATTCTCTTTCTTTGGCAGACATAGATCAGCTTTTGCTTGATGGTATGACACCAGCTAATGCTAAGGCCTTGGTAAACTTTAAAGTAAAATCTACTTATGCCCAAAAGACAGATAATTCCGTTTATAACGAAGTTAATGAGATGATAGCCGACGAAGAAGATGCTGATAAAATTACAATGCACATTATTAAAAACGCTGGGAAACTAACGCAGAAAGATTCCGCTGGGTTAACAAAGAATGTCAGTAAGGGCAATGAAGGCATTGACCGGAAGGTTGAGGGATCAGAGGCAGACAGTTTGCGCGAATACTTAAATAAGATCAACAACGGGAATGTAGACGTTGATGAGGCAGTCGCCCGGTTCCACAAGTCTGTTTTAGCTAACAATTACAATGGCGAGAGAATCAAAGAAGTGGCCGAAGGGTATAAGAGCGCATATACTTATATGATCGATCCGACTTCCGCTATCGGAACGAAGCAGATTCAGGAAAATCCTCAAGATATTATAAAGATTGAGACAGGACGAACAGTCACGAATAAGAAGACTGGCGATAAAATGAGACTAGACGAAAACGGAAGATGGGTAAATCTTTAATGAATGAGTTTGTCACAACGATACCTAAAGATTGCACGCTAGATAAGGCAGTCAGCGTCGATAACTCTTTTATTGATACGTTAGAGGGGTTTAATCTTAACGGGTATATTCCTAAAGAAGACGGCCAGATACTAGGACATAGTGGCGTGACCGTTGGCTCAGGGCTTGATCTTGGGCAGCAGACCTATCAGGGATTGAAAGATATAGATATAGATGCGGAAACCCTAGAGATATTAAATCCTTACCTGGGGAAGAAGAAAGAAGACGCTGAGAAGTTTTTACTAGAGAATCCTTTGGCTCTAAAAGAGGGAAAAGCTAGAGAAATATCAGCTAAGGTGCGAAAGGCCAATCTTGATAGCTATGTAGATAAATATGAGAAGAAGACTGGTAAAAAGTTTTATGATCTTGATAAAAAGGCGCAGACAGCAATAGCTTCTGTTATCTCTCAGTATGGCCCGGACTTAGAGGACCGTACTCCTAATTTTAATGAAGCCGTGATGGAGGCAGATAGAGAGAAGATAACGAATGAGCTGCGGAACTTCCAGGATAAATATCCTACCAGGCGGGGAAAAGAAGCTGACTTGATGGACCAGATCAAAGACTGGACTTCTGGCCTTAATATTTTATCAACAGATGCTTACGCGGCAGAACAATATATTACCACCTTATCCGAAACAGAAGAAGAGTCGTTTCAGGGGGTAAACACGAAAACAGGCAAGAAGTCTTTTGTGTCGGAAATCCCGGAAGGGTACGATCTGGATGACCCTGAACCAGAAATAAAGGAACAATTTGATGGAGAGTTTGGATATATAAAGAAAGCATTGTCGGAAAACGTAGATACAGATAGAAACGTAATTGAGAATGTTCAAGAGTCGTATCGAAGAGGCCATATTAATATGGCTATTAGTTTGGCCGGATATGGCGCGTGGTCAGGAGGGTACGGATATGACAAGGTTGCGCCGCTAATCAAGCTACGGAATCAAATATTATCGGCTGATCCGATTGAAGGCGGGAACATTGTATCAAAGGGGGTGTACGCGACGGCCCAGACGTTACCCTCGATGTTTCAAGGCATCGGAAAAGGTGCGGTTATGGGATCGGTTACGGGGCTAGGTTTTGCTGGTGTGGCGGCAGTATCAGGAGTCGGGGCGATTCCCGCAGGATTATTGGGGGGCGTAATTGGCAGGACTTACGGATCTTACGAACATTGGCGGGAGGTAATAACTGGCGACGTTTATAACGACATGAAAGGGCAAGGCACTCCGGACAACATTGCTAGGCCATTAGCCGGATTGGCCGGGGGGTTAAGCGCAGGGATTGAGTTTTCGCAAGTATGGGGATTTATTCCAGGAGCGCACGAAGTAACGAAAAGGCTTGTTACCGATTCTTTAAAGAAAACGATAGGCAGAATGGTTGTTAAATATGGCGTTACCTGGGCCACAGAGGTCGGAGAAGAGGGATTACAGGCCATTGTAGAGACCACAGCAGAAGAAGTCGCGGAAGGATTGGCTGGTAAACAGGGCGATTCGATGAAAGGAGCTATTAAAAAGATTTTAGTTGTTGGGGGCAAGGCGTCGGTTGATTCGATGGTATCAATGGGAATGTTGTTAGCTCCAAGCGCGGGGATAGAAGGGGCAAGGCTTCCGGCTTTACAGCAAGCGAAATCAGACTTTAAGAAAGAATCGATTAAGAATGTAATTGAGCAAGCTAAGGCCCAGGAAGACGCTGAGAAGCCAGCAGAGCCACAAGTTAAAGAAGACGTAGAAATAGTCGTAACACCTGAGAAAGTCGCACAGGAAGGCAAAGAAGCCACAGGAGAGGGTGTTCTAATCGCAGAGGCGAAGAAATATAAGACGGCGGAGGAGTTTGTTGATAGTAAATACGGGGTCAAAGAAAAAGTAAGTATAGAGTCTATTAATTTGAAAGAAGCAATGATAGACGTAGCAAAAGCTGACATTGCAGATGGCGATGTTTCTTTCTCAAAAGATGCACCTGTCGTAATGGAGTGGCAGGGTAAACTTAAAATCGTAGACGGAAGGCATAGAATTGCTCAAGCTATTATTGATGGAGAAACCGATATTGATGTTAGAATAATAAACCGGAATGAACTTTTAAAAGAAAAGCAAACCAAAGCCCAACTTACCTCCATCTGGAACAAAGCTAATAAGGTAGATAAGGTAGCAGAAGTTAAAATTACACCTAAAGATATTAAACCCGACAAAACAGGATTATCTGAGCTA